CTGGAACCAATATTTCAATTTCTGGTGCAACTGGCAATGTCACTATTACAAATACTGGCGTTCGTTCAATCAATGGAGCAACAGGCACAATCACAAATGTCGCTCGTCTAAATGAAGGAAATACATTCTCCGTTCGTCAGGTGATGAATGCAGGAATTACTTCATCAAATCTCTATGTTTCTGGTGGAGTTACATTTGTTGGATTGTTGACTATTACAAGTCCTCTCACGCCTCCCAGCAGTATATTGAGATTAGTTGGAAGTGATGGAGATGTTGGATCATATAATAGCAATATAGCTCCAGGTTTCGGTGTTAATGGCGTTGAATTGACCCATACTCTTCCATCGTCATCTGGTACATTGTTGAATACCAATACATCTTATGTGAGCACATTCAATGGAAGAACTGGTGCAATTCAAGGAGTATCTGCTGCTGTTGCTGGTACTGGTATATCCGTATCTGGTGCTACTGGAAATGTGACAATCACCAATACAGGTGTTCAGTCATTCAATGGATCGACTGGAGCAGTAAGCTTTAATAGCTATGTTTCTTCCTTCAATGGATCCACTGGCGCAATCACTGGTGTATCATCTGTAAATGGATTTACAGGTGCAGTTTCAATAACTTATGCCTCTGCTGTCACAGTAACATCAACAAATGCTGCCAGCACTTATTATCCAACATTTTCTTTAGGTGCTGGAAACACAGGTCTATTTGTTGACAATGTCACTACTCCGCTGTCATATGTTCCATCGTCTGGAACAATGACGATGAGATCACTAGTTGCTCAGGGTACTGGTGCATCAAGCGTAACTACATCTGGTCCAAGCATCAATACCACATATACAGATGCAACTGATGTTGCCGTCATCTCCAATTATGGATTTGATCATAATGGTTCAATATCATTTAATCTAGGATCAAATGTTGGAGTGAATGTAGCTGGTGCATTTTCTGTAAGCGATTATGCACAGTCATCATATCAGTACAACTTCCCAACTTCATCTGGTTCAAATGGTCAAGTATTGACTACAGATGGTGCTTATCCAGCTACATTGAGCTGGACAACACCGACTGGTAATACCTTCACCTCAAGAGCATCCTTTTCGGGTGGTCTGACTGCAAGCAACATCTATGCTTCGGGTGGCGTAACATTCAACAGCACATCAGCACACACAGGTCTTGCCACATTCAGCGGTGGATTGACTGCAAGTGGTGCAACCTTTAGTGGCAATGTCAATCTTCAAGATAATGTTCTTTCCCGTGTAGAATTGTTGGATTATTTTGAGCGATTTAGTGATTTGGGAGATTTCACGACCACATCAACGCAGATCCCAATTGACTTAAGTACGGCACAAGTGTTTAGAACAAAACTAACTGTTACCTGTACAGGATTAAATGTCACAAATACTCCAGACAACGGAAACGCTAATGCAGTCGGGTTTACCTTTCTGCTTGTAGGGGATGGAACTGCACGAACAATGACTTGGAATATTGGAAATACTGCTGCTTCGTGGGCAGGAGGAACTGCTCCCACTTACACATCAACCGCAAATAAAATTGATGTATATTCGTTCTTGAGTAGAGACGGTGGTAGTACTTGGTTGGGATTTGTTGGAGGACAGAATTTCTAATGCTGCAAGGACTAGCAAAATCAATCTGTGTCAATGCAAAAAAGACATCAGTAGTTGATAACACTCCTGCCGCTGTGAATTGGACTAATATAGTGATTAACGGTACTAGATTTACGACTCAACAAATAACTTCTATTTCCTCCTCCATAACAGTTCAAGTGACTGCATCTGGTGCACCAGGTAGTAGGTTATTTTTTAAGATAGATACAACAGTACCAAGTTATACTACAAACACCCCTTCAAATTATGGGTTTACGAACATAACAGCCTATCCAGTAAATGTAACTGTTAATAATAATGAATATCTTTCATTTGGAATGGCTCCTGGATCTGCCAGAGCCGGTACTTCCACTGTGACTGTAACCAACACCAGTGATTCCAATACAGTTCTTGATACTTTTTTGATGTCTTTCTAATGGTGTAAATATCTCGGAGAAACAGAAGAATGAAATACGCAGAACTTTACAATCTTGAAATCGTGCAGATTCACAACGAACTTCCCACCGCATGGAAAAACCTTTCCTATCCGAATGCTCTTTCCGATTTGGAATTGTCGGATATGGCATGGTCGGGAAATGTAGGATATGCTTTCTATCCCTACACCGAAATTATTCCTGATTCTAATCAGTTTTACCCACTCTCTCCTGTAGTCAATGTTGTTGATGTTGAAGCAAAGACCGTTACAGGAACAAGAACAGCAACGCCAATTTCTGATGCAGATGCATGGATAATTGTTCGTAATATACGAAACAATGAACTAACTGCTACTGATTGGACTCAACTTCCTGACTCGCCGCTTACAGCCGAAAAGAAAGCAGAGTGGGCGGTCTATCGTCAAGCATTGCGGGATATTACCACGCAAGAAAATCCAAGGGAGATTGTATGGGCAACTCCCGTGACATAAATTATTTCTATCCAACGCCAGAATCAACTGGATATGGCACAAGTATATGCATTTCTAAAGACAACTGGTGAATTTGGTGGTGCAGAAGATATTTGACTTGACTTTGTCTATATTTGTGATATACTTCTCTTATGGAATTTAAAATTTATAAGATAAATAAGAACGCACCAGATGCATTCTATGCAACCGAGGATGCCGCCTGTTTTGATATTTCTGCATTTATTGAGTTTCAGACAAGTATCAAGGCGTATAATAAATCCAATGGTCAGATAGACTTTTCTGGATCTCAAGATGAAAAGGGATCTTTCATTGATCTTCCCTCCGAGTGGAGAGCACTGATTCCGACTGGATTGATCTTTGATATTCCAAAGAATCACTCAATTCGCATATATCCAAGATCAGGTCTTTCTACCAAGAAAGGATTGAACTTAATCAATTGCGTTGGTATAGTGGATGCAGATTATGTGGAACAAGTTTATATTCCAGTATATAATAATTCCCAGGAGAAGATTCGAATCTACAATGGACATCGAATTGCCCAAGCGGAATTGGTGATGAATTACCGTGCAATTATAAATTATACGACCGAACGACCAAAGCAAAAGACGAATCGCAATGGTGGATTTGGTTCAACAGGAACAAAATGAATACAAAAACAAATGTAGATGTGATTGCAGACTTTCTTAAGAAGTTCGCAGATGATGATGGTATTCCAAATATTCACGGAAAAGATTGGGATGAACTCAACTCCCAGTTTACCAAAGAAGAAATCAAACTTGGATTTGCAAAGTACATCACAGATAATTCTGTGCTATTTCCATATAGGAAGATTGAAAAGGATGATGTAGTCAAGAAATTCAATGATCTACGAAAGACAGATCATGCAGAATTTATCATGGATGATTCTGGAGAGGTCGTTGAGAAGTATAAGGATTACAAATATCCATATTCAGAACATGGAAAATTCGTAATTTCCTTTGGACATTATCACAACGATATCAGCAATTATTATCAACAGAGAAATCGTTATGATTGTGGTTCTTATACCTTTTGTTCTCCGAATGAGATCTGGTATACCGAGGATCTTCTTGGCACGATGAACTGGACTTTCTGGAGATTCGACAATCATGGAATAAGCATTGATAAGATTCGTGGATCCTTTCGTCTAGGATCATATGTTGCAACGCAATTCAAACCACATGTAGCAAAGACTATTTACGATTTCGTCATGAGTCGCAGCAATCCAACAACAAAATCAGTTCTTGACATCAGCATGGGATGGGGTGATCGTCTTGCTGGTTTCTACGCTTCCTCTGCATTGTTCTACATGGGAACAGATCCAAATCCAAGTGTATATGCTGCATATAAGCAGCAGTGCAAGGATTATGAAATGATGATCTCTGGTGAAGAACCATTGATCAAGATATTTCAAAAGGAAGTCAAGGGTCATCTCTATGAAGCATTTCGATGCATTGGAAAGTCTGGTAAGGAAGTAGTTTGCTACAATGCTCCTGCCGAGGATATTCTTGATGTCATTCGAGCAAACAAATTCGATTGCATCTTCACTTCACCTCCGTACTTTTCCACTGAACTTTACGATGAGGGTGGGGATGATTGGAAGCAATCGTGGATGCGCTATCCAGAATATGACAACTGGTGGAATAATTTCTATAAACCAGTCATTACTGCTTGCTATGAATCATTGAGTGAGAGTGGAAGCATGATGTTCAATATCATGGATCCAACCGTTAGGTCTGGAAGATACAAGACATGCGATCAGATGGTAGATCATATCATTTCACTTGGTGGAAAGTTCGATGGTCAGATTGGCATGAGAATCAAGCAGCGACCCAAGAACATCAACCCAAAGGATCTGAATAAGCATTTGCTGACAACTTTCATTGAGAATGTTTGGTGTTTTTCAAAGAATGGATTTGACCTTTCGAAGAAAGAGTCTACACTAGTATCTCTATTTGGAGAATAATATGACCCGCGAAGAACTTTTTAAACTACATGAAGATATGTGCGTTTCCGCTTTGGAGTTGATGAAGAAGAAGAATGCAGACTATGCTGGTGGTGGAACCGATCCATTCGCAAATTTTCGTCGCGCCGAAGCAATGGGTGTCTGTTCAACGGAACAGGCATTTCTCGTTCGTATGACCGATAAGATGTCACGATTGGCATCATATACAAGCAGGGGAAAACTAAGTGTCGAGGACGAAACTGTCCATGATACATTGGTGGATATGATCAACTATTCCGTTCTTCTTGCCGCATATCTTTATACAAAATGAATTTCTATACCAATGTATTCTATAATTTCGATTCGATTCATCTGATTGAAAAGCAGAAGGATGGAAAGAACAAGTACATGAAGGAACAATTCGTTCCTTCTCTTTTTGTTCCTGCAACGACCAAAACAGAAAACATTTCAATCGATGGTCGATATCTTTCCGAGATGACATTCGATTCCTATCAGTCATATAAGGAATTCAATGACAATTATTCGGATATTCCGAACTTTGAAATACATGGTGAAATGCAATCTGAGTATCAATTCATAAATAAAAAATATGGAGTAGATATCGCATATGACTTCTCGAAAATCGACATCATGTACATCGACATCGAGACTGAAGCAGAAAATGGTTTTCCGTCAATACATGGAACACAGGAAAAAGTCATTGCAATCACAGTCTCTTCCAACAAAAGCGGAAAAGCAACATTTTGCCTGGGTGTCTTCAACACTGAAGAAGATATCAAGGTATTTGAATTCGTGGATGAGGAAAGTCTTCTCAAGTCTTTCCTAGAGTATTTTGCAAATAATTATCCCGACATCGTATCTGGATGGAACATTCGATTCTTCGACTTTCCATATCTGATCAGGAGAATCAATCTTGTTCTTGGTAAAAAGTCTTCTCGTATGCTATCTCCTTGGGGGATTATTAAGGAAAAGTTCATCACCAAGCAAGGCAATGAAGAAGTAACCTATGACATCATAGGTGTTTCCATGCTTGATTATTATGAGATCTACAAGACATTCACATATGTAAACCAAGAATCATATCGCCTTGATCA